GTGCCGTTTATCGTCGTAATTGCCGTCCCCGCCGATCCGTTCGCGGCAGACGTGATCCGGCCTTTTGAATCGACCGTGATAGTCGCCAGCGTGTAGGTGCCTGCCGAGACGCCGGTAGCGGTCAGAGCCGCCGTTACGGTCGAACCCGCCCCGGCGTCGGTAAACGTGATTTCGCCAGCGGTGCCCGTTAGGACACGCTCGTTTGACAGACTGCCGTTCGTGGAAAGGGTTACATAGGTCGCGTCGGTCGGAGCGCCGCCTCCACCGCCGCCAGAGATCGGCGAGAGGTCCACCGTCGTGATTGTGTTGCCGTCCTTGTCCGTGAAGGTGGCGACGAAGGTGCCACCGTCCAAAGTCACCGTCCCCAAGGTCTGGCCGTACTTGGGAACATCCGTATTCGCCGATGCAGAGCCGTAGCCGGTGATCTTGAACCCACCCCACGGCAAGTTAGCAGCCGGTGTGTTGGCCCCGTTTTTGTTCAGGCATGCGGTAATCCCGTCCGCTATGTCCTGGTCGTGCGTGTCATGGCGTGAATAGACGATCTTGACGCTGTTCGCCCAATTCGCATTCCACACCGAAGGGCCGTTGTAAACGCCATCGGTACGAACGTAACTTGATCCAGTCCAAGGCATTAGATGGCTCCTGCAAATCGATAAATGTAATTTGTGCCGTACCACTTGAGAGAGAAGCCATTCAGGCTTGCTCGCATGGAAACAGTCACGGCATAGCCGAAGGCCGAAACGTCAGCCCAGCCTTCCGTTGTCTCGACCAGTGGCTCATCGTCACTGGCCCAATACGCAGAATCCCAATCCACAACGTCCCATGCAGCGCCACCGACGAAAGGAGCATCGACAACCTGATTCTGGAAAATGATGTTGTAGTCCGCCATGCCGTCCTTGACCAAATACTCCGGGCTCCCGAAGTTGGTCAGATGAGCGCATAGGGTGACTTGCTTTCGCCGTCCATTCGCCCCCAGGTGGTTAAACGCTGGTATGCATTCGATATAGATCGGCTCGCCTGCGTCGGATGTGCCGATGTCAGCGGTGTACACGTAGCCGCCTGACGCGAAGTAAAGAACATCCTTCCATACTGCGAAGGTTGTTGCTTCCCACCCATTGAACTCGCACCATGCCCCTGTGGACGTGTTTCGTGCGTGCTGTTTGGATTCAATCGCCCATCGTGTACCGCCAGATCCGGGGATTGCCTTGAACGCGGATCGCGGGATGTTCGCAATGAACAGATTTCCTGCCGGGTAGTACAAGCATTCCCAGCCGAAAAAAGCGGCGTACTGATTGGCTGCTGATTTTGCCGCTTGGATGATCTTGTCGGAGTAAGTTGAGGCTTCTGACAACCGGCCACCAGATAGTGCGGTCGAAATGTCAAGCCATCCATCTTTCGTCAGGATGATTTCCGTTCCGCCAACCTTGCAATGCGCACGGATGCCAAGCGGTTCGCCAATCTGGAATCGGCCAGACGATGACCAGCGCAGGGCATTGGAAGGATCGTCACCCTGGTAGACCAATGCTTCACCGGTGCTGAAAACGAAAACGGCAAAATCGTCCACGCCGTCCCCAGCATCCACGGTCAAGGTCAGCATCATGACCAGCGTTCCGCCCGTTCTGCACTGCGTGGAAAGGTCGAACTCTGTCAGCGCGCCTTGATACGCTCCGGCTGCGGCATACCAGAATGATCGTTTGTTTTCCTCCCAATAGAACGCGCGCCCCTTGAAGGTGTTGCAGCCCCAAAATATGCCGGTCGGGTGCCCTGTAACCACCAGATCAGTAAGCGCCGTGCCGTCGTAGGAAACCGCAAGGTCTGCGCCGTTCGTGAGGATCACGAGCGATTGAAATGCGGTTAACTGAAACTTGGAGTTTGTGAATGCAGCGTGAGTCAGCGTGACCGGTGCAAGCGGGTTTGTTATGTCGTAAATCGATGTGCTGTAGGCAGCAAGAAATTTCGTGTTCTGGTACGGGATCAATGTCGAAATGCCGGACGACGACAAAGACCCGCCAAGGTCTGTATATACGGAAGAACCTCGCCGCGCCTCCACCCAGCCAGAACGCGGAATCAGATTGATCATGGTCACTGCGTCCGCAGCTTCCATGTCGTCCAGTGAGTCGCGAGCGTTCCAACCGCCCGTTGGGGCGGGAACCGATGCGGCGTTGGTCATTCCGGAAACTGCCACAGGTTGCAAAGCGGCTCAGGGTTCCACGGGTTGCTCGGGCTGATTGTTTTCGCTCCGCTCTGTGTGCCGAGGAAATTCGCCAAGCTATCCTTAAACAGTTTGAAATCGGTCTGGTATTCCAGCCCCTTCTCTGCCTTGTAGCGCCACTTTATGTCAGCAATCAGCAGCGAATCATCAATCATCCACACGTCACTATCTTGACTGAATAGCTGCTTCGGATCTCCCGTCGTGCCGTCCTGAATCAACGCATTCGAGACGTACTCGAAGCCAACAACCATTCCTTCCTGCGGCTGATAGAACTCCAGAAAGTTATTGATCAGGCGGCACCGAACCCAGATACCTGGCGGTCCAGCACTGGCTGTCAAGTATGCCCAAACGGTCGGGTCAGTCGGGAAGTCAACACGCCACAGACTTTCCTGCACCCACATGGTGTCAGGCACGATATTCAGGAAGTCAGACGGCAGAGCGTAAGTATCTGACGCGCTGGTGAGCGTGAATGAATACTGCCTGGTCTGCTTTTGCAACGGATACTCTCGCAGCGCCAAAACACTTTGATTCGCAATCGCCTTGACCAGATTGGCAGTCGCCAGATTGTTGCTGCCGATCCATGTTGCGGGAACATTCACGCCCGTTGAACCAAGCGCTATATCCAGAATCTGTTTGAGTGTCAGGCTCACTTAGGATTCCTTTTTAGCCCTGCCGCGCTTTTTGGGTTCGTCCGGTTCCGCGTTGCCGGTGGCCTGCTCGATTTCCTCCGGCGTGGCTTCGCGCTCAAACGAACTGGTCTTGCTGATGACGTGATGCGTGCGCCATCCCTTGCCCTCGATGTAGTAGGTTTCCTGCTTCAATTCGGGTGCGTTCTGGTGGATCATGCGACAGCCTCCAGTTTGATGCGGGGTTTCTCACCATTGCAGATTGCCATCCACCGCTTTGCGCGCAGCACGGCACCGGCAATCTCAGGCGGTGGCGATTCAATCGCGGCTGCGGCTTGGATGGTCAGGATTCCCCGCGACTTGAACATGGCAACTTCGCTCGGCTTGGCACCTGCAAGATGGTCGATTGGGTATTGCGGGTTTGCCAGTGCGCGCTGGAAGCCTGCCCACTGGACGGGATACTTGGCCTTGTCATCTTCGGTCGCCGGTCTTGAAATGTAGTCACGGATGCCCTCGTGAATCTCCACGATGGACACGACATCGGTATGGATCGGCCTGCCGGTTTCGGCAGACAACATCGGATGCAGGGGCGCAGTCAGGACAAACTTGGCATGAATCTTCTTGTTTGAAATGCCAAGCTCTGCTTCGATTCTGGCCTTCTGATCCGGGTTCAGTTCCGGGTTTACGTCGTAAAGTTCCGACATGTTCACTCCCAAAAGGAATGGCCCCCGAAGGGGCCATTGGGGTTAGCTAACGGTGATCTTCAACACCGCATTGCGGCGGCGGTTGTTGGTCACAAGGTTACCCATGAACCATACCGGGATCACGTCGTAATCCGCGTTTTGGATCGTGCGCTTGTCGCCACGCGTCCACATGCGCCCAGGTGCCGCACGCAGGAACAGCGTGTCGGTGTTCAGCAAGTACATGTGGTTGGACGGACAGTACGCGTCATAGATGACGTCCGCGTTCTTGTATTTGATCGACATGAAACCGCTGTCGGCCTTCTCGGTCTGCGTGAACCGCACCAACTCTTGCAAGGTCTGCTCGTAGTAGGTGTAGCAGTTCGAGTCCGCCGTGATCAGGTCCGGGGATTCCGAACCGACCGATGCCTGCAACCAGATTGCATTCATCGCATTGCGCAGATTGGTGCCAATCGTTGCAGACGTGCCCGCAACGGCCTGGTTGGTCTGGTTCCTCCACCAAGTATTTGTGGCCTGGGAAATGCCGCCCACCGTACCGGCTGCGGTGGGGTCATCAGCCACCAGCAATTGCAAGCCACCCAGTTCCTTGCCGCCCGATCCGGTGCCGGTCGAGTAAATCGACTGGCCAGCATCGTTTTTCAGGTTGGCCATCAACTGCTTGATACGGGCGGTGGCAAAGGCGATCTTCTCCGCCTTTCCCGAGTTCATGATTTCCTCTTTGCCGGAAATCGATATGAAACCGCCCTGTTGACGCCAGTCGTAAACGGCAACGTCCACAACTTCCTGATCGGTCGGCGGGGTGAAAACCTCGTAGTTGTCATACCACTTGGTCGAGTTGTTGGCACCGTAGATGATCGGCTCCCACAACTGGCGACCGCTGCTTGTGGCCGACACGTTGCCGCGCCGCGCCATGTAGTTCAGAACGGCGTGTTCATTGGTGATGGTGTCGGCGATGTTGCCAGCCTGGTGTTCAAACGTAGTGGCGACCAAATCGCCAAGATTGGGAACTGCCATTGTCGTGTCCTCGAATTATTCGGAGCCGTAAACCTGCTGGTATGCAAGCTCCGCTGCTTGGGTTAGCGACTTGCCTTTAGGCGCGTCACCGTTCTTTCCTTTGCCGCCCACGTTTCGATTGGCTGATGCCTCTTGCTGTGCGCGTGCGGAGCGTGCGGCTGCCTCTTGGATCGCCTTCTGTTCGGCGCTTTTGACAACAGAGTCCGCGATGGCCGGGTTCATTTTCACGGCCAGGTCGTATGCGTCCTCGATGGTCTTGACCTTGCCTGCGTTGGCCAGGATCAAGATTTCGTCAAATACGTCCTTCAGATAGGGGAATCTGAGGTTTCCGCTTTCGTCCTTTTGCGCTTCCAGGGATGCCAGCTTCTCAACAACGGCCTGTTGCAATTGGATCTGTTGCTGGTGCGCTTGCTGCCTTGCCGCCTGCTCTTGCTGCGCGGTGATGCTTTCAATGTGCGCGAGCTTTTGCTGTAGCGGGGTCAACAGTGCTTGCACCGTCGGGTCAATGTAAGGCTGCTCTTGGGACAACTGCCCAAGGTCAACCCCCCACTGTTTCGCAATGCCCATGACTGCCTCAGCCGGGTTTTGCGGGCGGTACATGCCCGCAAAAAACGGGAAGGCTTGATCAGGGTTGGTTGCGACAAACTTTGCGCCCTCCACAAGCTGGGAAACACCCTGTTCAAGCGACATGCCCTGCATGCGGTAGGACGGTTCCAGGTCGCGGAGCACGCTGTAAACGGGGTCAACACTTCGCCGGTACTCGGCGAACTCCTGATCCCGCTTGGTCGTGTACTGGTTGGTTTCCTCGATTTGTTTCAGAATCGGCTCGAGGTGCCCTTTGTTGTGCTGAATGGTGCCGATGCTCTGCAACGCATTGCGCGCAGCCTCCGGCCATGCCTTGGCCCATGACGGGACAGTGAATGCCGGTTCCTCATGGATCGGCGCATCTTTGGCCGGTTCGGTAGGTTCAACGCCAGCCAATCGGTCATAGGTCTGTTCTGCGTGCTGTTCGAGTGTGATCGACTGATCGGGATCGCCGATTTCAGTGTCCTTGCTCATGGTGTCGCCTCGTGGTGTCAGCCGGGGAATCCGGCGTCTCGGTAAAGCTGCTTTTCAAGGTGCCCAGGGAGCCTGGGCAATTCCTTTGCGGTGGCCTGCATGTCTGCCTTGCGCTGGTTGGTCTTGCGCACAACCTCGGCTGCCGGGATGGCCTCCTGTAGCCCGTTGCGCTTCATGTACTCCGTGCGCTGCCGCCGCGTGGTCAGCGGGGTTCCGTCAATCGGGGAAATGGCGTGGCAATCGGCCTGCACGGAAACCATGGCGGGCTGCAATTGCCGAACCATCTGCCCGTGGCAGGCTGGAATACTTGCGTCACGGTCAGAAACACGCGCAAACTGTTCCTCGACCGCCCCGCATTCGGGGCATCGGTAGGTGTAAATGGGCAAATTTGTCTCCTACGTGCTGAACTGGGCTTTCTACGTCGCGCCCATGCTGATTGCCTTGTGCGTCCTGAAAGACGTGCCCATCTGGTACGCGCTCCCCATCATCGGGGCCGTGATGGTCATTGCGGCGTTCTCGTGGTCAGTCCTGACCGTCTGCCGCCGCCATGGCGGAGATTTGTGCCGCAAGCTCACGCGCCCGCTGTGATTGCGGGGGAAGGCGAGAAAGCTCAAGCAGTACGGCTCTGCCCTTGTTGTCATTCATCAGTCGGGCAAGTTTCCGAGACCCGAGCGCCATACTTCCGACTTCGCTGATTCCTCTCAGCCCTGCCGTGGTGACCCGGTTCATCAGCCCCAAGGCTTCTTGAGCCGGTGCTGTGCCTGAGAAGTTGTAGCCAGTCGAATCGCCCATCCGTCGCGCGGCATTCACCGCTGCATTGATTTCGGCGACTTCCTGCGGGGAATAGATCGCCTCCAGACGCTTCTGGTCACCTACGTTCTTGACGAACTGAGTGGGGCGCATGACCGGCTGATTCACTCCAGCCGAGGCAGGCATTTCCTTCGCCTTCTCGATAGCGGACTCCAGATAGCCGCGCTTGAACGTAGCCCAGGCTTCCGGGTTGTCCTTTTCCAGCAAGCGCCGGGTAACACCCAATTCCGTGGGCGTCATTCCAGACAGTTTGGACATGACCTTTTCCGGCGCAACCGTGTTGAACGATCCGGATTCGACTGCTCCGGCCAAATCCTCGCCAAGAACGGTTCGCAGCGGCGACTTCTCGACCGACTCCAATTGCTGGGAGAACGCGCGATAGTTCCCGTTCGCTTTTTTCAGGGCTTGGCCGATCTCGCCGCCCAATGCCCCCGCGCTGCCCTCTATGTCGTCGTCCAGGGCTTTCAGCAGCATGGCAGCGGCCCGCTTCTGCATGGGCTTGTCAGTAGCCCCTGCGAGCGTTGCCGCGCCGCCCGAGACTTGCGACAGGTAGCGGCGGGTTTTCAGCATGTCGGAGACGCGCAGATCAGTCAGTTGACCGCCTTCCCCTGGTGTTGAAACCTTGCTGCGCAGGCTTTCCAATGCCTTCGCAATAGCAGCCTGCCCCGAGCCTTCAGGGGCCACGCTGTTCTCGTCAATCAGCTTCGCCAGCGTGTTGTCGAAGGACTGCGCCTTGATGACTGGCGCGCCATTCACCAGCTTTTCCACCCGCCCGAAATCCTCGCCTGCTACCTTGCTGCGCGTATCCTCGATTTTCTTGATGACGTTCTTGGCCGCGTTCTGCACCTGCGCTCCGGCAATCTCCGGCGAAGCGCCGGACTTGCTGATGCCGTTCAAGGTGCGGTCCAGGTGTTCCACCAACTGGCCCACGCGCTTTTTGTCGCCTTCCGCCACCATGGAGCGGGAGAAGATGGACTGCCGCGCCATGTTCTCGGCCATGGTCATGGATGGATCGGCGTTGACTTGGGCCGGGGTCAGGTCGATTCCTGTCCGCTTCGCGATTTCCTCGCCTTCGCGGGCAAGTGCCCCTTTGTTTGCCTTCCCGCCAAAGTAATTTGTGACGGTCGCCATGGCGTTGGATGGGACGAGGTTCTCCAGCAACGCACCGGCGCGATTCAGCGTGCCGCCCGAGAGTCCGCCGACTGATCCGCCAACACCCACCTGAGCCGCCTTGTTGGCACCGAAGCTCTGCTGATCCTCTCCCACGACGGGCTGTGCCGCGCCCGCGAAGGCTCCGCCCTGCGCGCCGATGCGCGCCGCGTTCAGCGTTTTGGCCAGCCAACCAGCGCCCTGAACTGCTTTCCCTCCCATGCCAGCGGGCAGGGTAGCAACCAGTTCGCCGCCGATGCCGCCAAGCTGGCCTGCCGTGGTATCCAACAATGGGGCGTCAAGCCGTGCGTTCTCGTTCGCGCGCTGATTGGTCAATTCAGCCATGCCCGGAGGAATAGCGCCAGCCAGCGGACCCGCCAACATCGGGACGTTCGCCATCAGTTGTTCGATGGAGTTGACGGCGCTAGTCATGCCCTGGCCCATACCGGCCATAAAGCGTTCCGTCGTGCCCATGTCATCTGTCGGGCTTGGCGGCGCTTGTGGTATGGGCTGCTGATACTGCATCCACGGTCCCGCCTGTGGCTGCGCTTGCTGGTATTGCTCCCAAGGTCCGGCCATCAGCTGACAGGCTCCCATGCGTTCGGATCAGCAGGATTGCCGCCCTTGAAGCGATAGCCGCCCTGTACGGAGCCGGGGGCTGGCGCACCTTGCGGAGCCTGCGGCTGCGCTTGTGGGGCAACCTGTCCGCCCTGCGCCTGCATGAGCATATTGCGGATGATTTCGGCGTTCGCACTGTCTAGTCTGTTGATAGCCGGAAGCCCCGCTTCTGCGGCCTTGAAATCCGCATCTGTCACTTGGCCCTTTGGGTTGTTGATCCTGGCCTGCTTTGCTGCCATTTCCTTCAGGATCGCATTGGTGGCCATACCAGCGCCGGGGAGATTACCCAGCCATGGACCGGCAACAGACGAACTATTTTTCACAAAGTGAGCGGCGACTTGATCCGGGGTCATCTTCTCAAGCTCGGCCAAAGACGTGCCCGTTGTTGCCGCGACGAAACGCAGCGCGTCATGCGCGACAGCTGCGCGGGGGTCCGTTTCCTTCGGCTTGTCAGCAGGGCCTCCCGGAATCGGCTCCAACGCACCTGTAGCGGTCGCACGGTAGCCGGACGGGACATTGTTGCCCTGATTGCCGAGCAACATCCCGCGAATCTGGTCATCCGTCGCGCCCAATGCTCGAAGCTGCTGAATCTTGCGATCCGATTCGCTCGGGCCGGGACCGGGGCGCATCCCCGCCTTGGCCCGTTCAAGTCCGAGCGTCGCTGCGATACCTTCCGCCGACAGCGGATCAATCTTGCTTGGCTCACGGTACTTTGCTTCGACCTCTTTCGTGTATCCGATCTTGTCCAGTTCGCGCTGGTAATCCTCATCGCGTTTGCGCTGCTCGGCTTCGGCCTTCGCCTGCGATTGCTGATTTTCGTACTCAAACCGCTTGGCCAAGGTTTCCGACAGCTTCGCGTCGGAGTCCTTCAGCATGCTGTTGCCTTTGACTGTGGACATGACCGACGCCAGCATGGCCAACAGCGGATTGCCCCCCTGCACAGGACTGTAACCGGCTTGGATCAATTGCTGCGCCTGTTGCTGGCGACGGCGGGCCGTTTCCTCGTCTACCTGCAATTGCGCAATGTCACCGCCCGTCAGGTATTGCATCAGGTCGCCTCCAATTCCTTCACGCGAGCCGAAAGCGCCTGCACCGACCCAATCAGCGCACCGAACAGATCAATCGGGTTAATGTGCGTTCCCGGTGGCAGGCCCAGCGCGGTGTTGAAGGCTTGCGCATACGTGCCAACATGCGCGGTCTGCTCAGGGTCCGCCTTGTAGGTCCATTGTTTGAACGGCAGCCCGTCAATTGCCGACAGCGCAGCATCTGGCGATGCCTCGGCAATCTCGGTCTTTGCATCGCGGTCGCAGTACATAGCCGCAATCATCGATGCCGCAGCCTGCGTGTTCGCATTCTGTTGCGCCTGATTGGCTTGCGCCGTGTTCAAGCCCGCGTTGTACTGGTTGTTGTACGGCCCGGTAACGTCGATATTCGCCGGTGCTCCTCCTGGCTGGAACAGCCCGAGCAACCCCGCATTCTGTCCCATCCAATTCGACGTTTGCTGATTGTTGAACCCTTGCGTGCCTTGGCTGAAACCAAGCAAGCGCATCAGGTTGTCGAAATCACCCTGCTGACTGTCAAACCGCAACCGCTCCGCCGCGCTCTGTGCCGCCGTGTTTGCGTTGTGCATGCTTGCGTTCGCCGAAGTCGTTGCCCCAAAACGTGATGCGTCCAAGCCCATCTGACCCAACAGAAGCTCACGCAATCCCTGAGAATTGATTGCGCCTTGCGAGAATGCCTGTTGCTGCGCTGCCAACCCCAACTGGTCAGCCTGAGCCCGTGCCGATGCATAGGCATCGTTGCGCGACTGGTCGAAGTTCGCCCGTGCGTTGTCATAGGCCGGTGTTCCGGGCGCAATGCCACGGTTCACCATGTCCTGGTCGAATGCGCGCTGTTGCGCCTCGAACTGCGGATCTAGCCTGCGCGTTGCCTCGCTGTAAGCGTTGTCGCTGTACCGCTGAAACTCGCCAATCCCCGGATTGCCAGAATCCACGTCAAACGGGGAAATTCCGCCTTGCGGTGCCCATGCGGGATTCACAGGACCGCCCATGTTCGGTGGCGACTGAACAGGAGCGCCGCGCGTTGTCGGGTTGTCTGATCCGTATCGTGATGTCCTTGGTGCGCCCATGGCGGTTGCCGTGCCGCCACCGACAGGCATCGTCGATCCTCCCCCGGTGGCGCTCGACGATAGCCCTGCCGTTGCAGGCATTGGTGACGGCGCACGCATGGCTGTCTGGTCAACGGGCGTTATTCCGGGCTGCGGCACGTCCGTTGCAAGCCCAGGCTTTACGACCGGCATCTGCATCGGCGCAATAAACGGCTTGCGCTGCTGTGCCGAACGCGACAATCCCGGAGTGGGGGGCATGACCGGCGTCTGAGGAATCATGGCCCACCCCGCTGTTGCTGCGGCTTCGGCAATGCTTGCTGGCTCGGCTTTGCGCTCATGCCGTACCGATCTCCAACGCGCTGACCTACCGCGCCCATCAATTGATCGTAACCGTTGGGCAATTGCCACGGCTCCGGCTTGATCGCGGCCTGCTCGAATACGCGGTTCATCACGGCCTGCAACTCAGGACTGAGCGTGCTTGTCTGCGTTGCTCGACCGTCAGGGCCTTCCGTGTACGTCGTTGTTCCGTACGGACCCACTTGATTGACACGATTCGCCCGCGCCTGCGCGTCAATCACAACCTGCGGATCAGGGGCCTTCGGTGGTTTTGTGCTTCCAGAACTCATAGCCAGCGGCACTCCTCTTTCAGCATGCCGAAAATCAAAATGTCGTTTCCATTATGGCCACGCCTGAGCGTGCCCTCATGGGTGAACCCCAATCGCTTGCCCAACGCGGCAGCCAATGGCCGGTCTGCCGGAATGCGGCCCGTCACACGCTCGCACCCAAGCTGCACAAACACGTAGCGCGCAAGCGACCGCAGAAACCCGCGTGTCATAAACCCTCGCTCTCCGGTGTAATGCAGCTCCACGTCATCACCGTTCCACCGCTCAAATCCGACAACGCCATACGGTTCAACGTGCGCGATGAATTGTGCATCCGGTTCCAGCGTGCAGCCAAGCCGTGTTTCAAGGTAGGCTCGGTGCATGGCTTGGTTTTCGATATCAATCATCTGGCCAGCGGCAACACCTGCCCCAACTGCACCCGCTGCGCAATCTCCGCCGCCTGCACCTGCTTCAACTGCGCCGCCGCTGACGTGTCCATGGCATCGGTCTGCGTCTTGACCGCCTCGCGCTGCTCCTTGCCCTGGTTAACCTTCTGCAACTGCCCCTGCGCTTCCTGCAATTGTTGCTGCAATTGCTGTGCTTGCTGTTGTCCCTGCTGTACCTGCTGCTGCATCTGCCCAAGCTGTTGCATCGTGTCAGGAAGCTGGTTTATGGCATCCTCAAACTCGGTGCCGTACTTCGTGGTCCGCACCGTGAAAAGCATCAGCGCCTTAGCAATGTCTGCTGGCAACTGGCCTGCATTGATCGCTGGCACAAGGCTTTGCAGCATGTCGCCGATGACCTTGCTCGTCTCATTGCGCTGCTCACGCTCAAGGTTGTCATCCTGCGCAATCGTCGAATCCGTCTCGACGTCCACCGCATAGGTGCGCAGGAAGTCGTTTTGCATGACCTGTCGCATTTCCGGCGTGACCTCAATTCCGGTCATTTGCTGGATCTGGTGCGGCTCAAACTTCTCGCTGATCACCTCGGCAATGATGCGGAAGCAATCGCGGAAAAATTGGCTGATCGTGTTCAGATATGGCGCAAGGCGGACATTCGACCATTGATCCTTGATCCGCTGCGCCGATGCCGTTTCGTTCGGATTCGAGGCCCCGCGCATGATGTCGGCAAGCCCGATCATCTCCCATAGCAATTGTTTCTGCCGCTCGAATTGATCAATCAGGTTCGCCAATACCTGCGCCTTTTTCGTCAGGTCAGGCGATGTAATCAGGTTCTCGCCGTTCTGGCCCCCGCCAGCGATGCCCAAACGCTCGGCAAGCCCAACAATGGGGAACCATGTCCCATCCTCGGCCTGGTTGACCTTCGCAATCTCCGAGAAACTCGCGTCGTAATAACCCCAATCTTTGAGTTGCCGCGTCAACGATTCGATGCGCTTGGCGTACAGATTGATAAGTTTCAGCGAGCGATGAATGAACGAAAAATCAGGCTTTGGGATAACTTCTGAGCCTTTGACGTTCGCCATCATCGGCTGGGGCGATGCGAAGAATCCACGCAAGCCAAGCGGGTCCGGGCGCGTCTCCAAAACCTCATCGTACGCATCGCACAGGAAAATCACCGTGCGCGTGCGCTTGTCCCAAATCTCGTGCACACAGTATTGCTGTTCGTACTGGCTTGCGCTCAGCTTGGGATCGGATGGATTCTCGCCTCCCGAACTATCAGGCAGCGTGCAGTCAAATTGCTCCTCAAGCTCCTGTTTGCCCATCCAATGGTCATACGCCACCCACGTCACTTGATCCCATGATGTGGTCGGCTCCCAGCGGAAGTTCGACCAGTGGATATACCGCTGGCTCAAGGTGCGACTGACAACCACCGATTGGGTAAGCGGCTCGCCATCAATGACAATCGGCTGCCCTGTCATCGGGTTAAGCACTGGAATGGCGTCGGTCTTTACCGCCATCTCGACCTTAGACTGACCAAGCCCGGAAACCAGAAAGTCATTGACCGCCTGATGCGCGTCCAGGTCATAGCTGGTCGTATCTTGCACGAACGCCAGCGCCCGCTCGGTCAGCGTGCTGATTGCCCGCGCCGTGCCGTCTGGCGTGTCCACGTTGCGCTTGCGCACGTCTGCACGCGGCAGCCGCGAAAACAGCGCAGCGTGCAGAACCTTGATGTTTGACCAGAACATCGGCACAACCTGCCCGGCCCTGCTTTCCACAAGCTGACCTACTTGGTCGTCATTCTTGCCGGTCTGGTAGAACGAGTTTTCAGCCTCCAACGCCTGTTTTCGGAACTTCTCGTGCGCCTTCTTTTCGCGCTCGATCCGCTTCAACCAGCGGTCGCGCTCGCCGGTGCGCTTGTCGTCGTCTTTCACAGCGCAGCCTCATCGCGTCGAATCGGGGTCATCATTTCGCCTATTGTCGGCAGCCTCGAAAAATCCACCTTCACGGGTTCCTTGGTGGGTGCCGCTTGCCATGTCTTGTGCACGAACCGCCCGAACAAACTGCACGCGTCCACCGCGTCATCGTGTCGGCCTGCCGGGAACTTGAGCAACTGATTGATCACGCGTTCTGCCCAATCGAACTTCGGCCAGTACACGTACCCAGCGCTGCACAACCCTTGAAAGTTCACGCTGTGCGCCTCTTTGTTGCCCTCGTGGGCAAGCCATTGGGTTGCAACGAACACGCGCCGTTCACGGCTCTTGAGTGCCAGCAACGGCTCCACCGCACGCCTGATTGGCCCCATTTCTCCAACAAACCACATGGGTCGCCACCGCTGCGCCAGGTCCAACAACGCATCGACCCAAACATCGGATGTCGCCTGCCCGCTCCACCAGTCCAGCGCGTAGATAGTTCCGCGTGGATCGACGCCCCACACCGCAAGCTCAGTGAAGTCGCCCGCGCCTTCCGTCACCGCGAAGTCACCGGACATGTACACATTCAAGTCCTTGGGCAGCGCGTCGTAGTAGCGGAACCACTCCCTGCGGAAGTTCAGTCCTTCCTCCGCGCTCGGCACCTGCTGATACAGGCTCAGCCAATTACGCGGTCCTTGGAATCGCTTTTCGCGCTCCCATTCCTCCGCTGGCTTGTAGTCTGTCCAAAGGTACTCTCCGACTTTGCGCCCCATCAGATCGCCGTCACGGGCTTCTGCTGGCAGACACAACACGGTCCACTTCTCGCCAAACTTGTCCGTAAAAGTTCCGGATTCGCCTGCCCAATTGTCCGGAAGTATCCGACCGGCTGGATCGTCCTCATGCCATCGCGTCATCACCATGATGACCGCATAACCCGGCTTGCCGCGTGTGCGTAGATCGGCCTTGAACCACTCCCAGGCCTTCTCACGAACTAGCGCGCTGTCAGCATCCGCACGGCCCTTGATCGGGTCATCAAGGATCAGGATGTCGCCACGCCGTCCCGTCACCGATCCACCAACGCCGGTAGCGTAGTAGAAGCCGCCTGCGTCCGTGGTCCACTCGCCCTTTGCCCGCGTGTCCTCTGTCAGCGTGACCGGAAAAAGCTCGCGGAACTCGCTGGCCTTCACCAAGTCGCGCACCTTGCCGCCGAACATCGTGGCCAAGTCGCCGCTATAGCTCGCGCAGATCACGCCCTTGTTTGGGTACTTGCCGACGTAGTACGCAGGGAACCGGATCGTCGCGTACGTCGTTTTGGCAGAACCCGGCGGCATGAAAACCATCAGCCGCTGGATATTTCCATCAGCTACCGCGTCCAGTGCGTCACACAAGACCTTGTGATGCGCTGCCGGTGGCTCGTGTGGCGCTACGAACCGGCAGAACTCAGTGAGACTTGCGCGGGCCTTCCTGCGCGATAGCAGGTGTGAGGCAGCCTGCTGTGGCGATATGTGCGAGTCGGTCATCGGATAGCTCGCTGGCTTCCATCGTGTGGCTGATGCTGCCGCTAACTTCGACGGGGATCAGGCGGGCCATGATCTTATAGAACTCGGTCGGATTTTCCCTAGCCCACGCGGTCAGGTTTTTCGTCCCGCCGATCCCATCAAACGCAATGCGCAGGGCTTCCTTGAAGGACGAGGTGAACTTGCTCACCTGTCCTTTCTTCTTGCCTTTTGGGTTACCGCTTTGCCCTTTCTTGAATGACATAAATCACTTGCTATTCGCTGCTTTTAGCAGATTATTCAAGAACATCGCCGAAGATGAAAGCGTCCAGCGTTGCGGCAGAGCCATGCGCCACACCCACGCGAACGTACAGGCCCCACTTGCCTGCGGTGGAATCATGGGTGGGGGTCAGTGCGACCGCTGCGGCTGCGACGGTCTGATCCTTCGTGATGTTGGACGCGGTAAGCGTGGTGGCCGTGGCCGGGGTGACAATTGCCGTGCCGCCTGCCGATGCTGCGGTGTATGCGCCAATGGTGGCTGCCGAACCGGCAAGCGTTGTGCTTGCGTTGGTCAGGGTGAAGTTGCGGACAAGGAATTTCTTGCAGTTGATCGGAACGAACGTATCGCCAACCGCGTTCAAGTTCACCGAAAAAGCGACGCCCAGTGCGCCGCGCCCATCGCTGCGGATGCTCATTGTGTTACCTCTCAGGTTTTCGGAATGACGCCAAGAAATTGGGCAAGCGTTTGCCCGTTGTTACGCGCCTCGCGGCGAATGTCGTTTATTTCGTGGAAAGGCATCGGCTGGCTGCCGAAGTTCCTTCCCCTTCCTGCTCCGGATGAAAGCATGGCCTCGATGTCGCTCATGCTTGCCTGCCCTACGCCCATGCCGATTGTTCCGCGTGCGCCGGATGCCGTGTCACCGGAGTAGCCGAAGCTCTGGCCACCCGTTTGCGGGCCGCTAGATGCGCCATAGCCGCCCATCGGGCTACCCAATCCGGGTAGTGGGGCTTGTGACGTGTCCGGCGCTTGCTGCTGGCTTTGTCCGTAGCTCAGGTCAATCGGCTGAAAAACCGGATTCGCATTGCTTGGCTGGCTTGGGAAATTGCCCGTTAGAAACTGGTTCGCGCCTGTATGCCCTGAGTTGCCCCCGGCATAGTTAGGAATGCCGAGAAGGCTTGCCATTGTTTGTGTGCTTTGCGCGTTCGCAGGATCGTAGGTATTCGGGCTTGTGATGCCTGGTAGCGCGTCGGGAGCTTGGGATTGGTTGTACTGATCGAAGCCTATACGCGAGACTGCGCCCAATGCTGGGTTTACTAGCCCCAGCAATGTTGAAATTCCCGTCTGGTATGGATGGTCGCGAACGTTAGGCCCAATGTTCCGAATGCGCGTTACCGGATTCAGGTTGCGCAGCCCTTGTACGATGCGCTCACCAACCTGTGATGCCCAGCCCTCGGCCATTACCCTACTCCCGATCCGCTCGGATGATTGCTTGCAACTGGGTCACTTGCTTGTCGCACTCGGCTGCGGCTCGAACAATTCGGCCCGCACTTTCTTCTCGGTCTCGCTCGGCTGCATCAAGCTCGCGGGTGGCGGCGCTGGCTGCGGACAGACCACGGGTCTCGCAGCCCGCCCATTCCCGGCGCAGGCGCAGAGTCCCAGCGCGAAGGTCAGCGGCAACGCGATCAGCGGTAGCTTGTGCATCGGCTTTCCCTCTCTCATACGATTCAGCAATGTCTGCCACGGCCTTCGCCTTGGCTTGCTCGATTGCCCTGGCCTTGGCTTGCGCATCGGCCTGGGCTTGTGCCGACAGCTTTGCGGTCTCGGCTATCACAAGCTGCGCATGGTGCAGGCGCATGGTCTGAATGCTGGCGTAGGCACCGGCGCAAACTGCCAAAGCTGCGAACGCTGCGGCTCGCCAGCCGCCAAGGATCTCGACCACCGCGCCGATCATCAGAAAATCGCCCATGCAAGCCAAACCACCAGCGGCGGGATGGCGCACAGTGCGGCCACCGCAAGCCCCAAGCCATACGGATCATCGGATCGCAGCGACCGTAGGGCCGGGATGGCGCAAGCGATGGTAACGAGGATCGGCAGCCAGATCATAAGACAATTCTCATATTGCGCCGCACAATCGAAAGTTGAAAATAGTTGTTGACATAGGCACGCCATGCCTATACAGTACACCCATGCCAGCCATCCCGGCGCGGCGAAACGGAGAAAAGAAATGAACAAGCCTCATGACTGCAACAGCGCATACCAAGCCGCTATCCGCCAGATGGCCCGCGAAGATTCCGCAGGAGTTGCTGCGGTAACAATCGAGTTTGTGATGCGTACGACAGGTCTCACGAAGTACATGCGGGTATGGCGGAACGACACAATCGAGATTCTCGACACGATCGAAGAAGCCTGCGCATGATCCCCGACGCCACCAAGCACGATCCAAGCCCGGAATACCTCCGGGCTTTGCTTGCCCGCGCCGGGCTGTCGCAGCGCGAAGCGGCACGCCGCATCGGCGTGAGCGAGCGCGTGATGCGCTACTACCTCGCGCCCGAAGCTGCGGACTATCGCCAGGCTCCCTATGTCGTGCAGTATGCGCTGGAGTCGCTCTCCCGATCATAGCTCCCTCCCCGCTTTGCTCGGAGCCGCCTGCCAGTCCGCACACTTCGGCGGATCGGCAGCGGGCCGAAACGGCTTGTCTCGCTCATCGATGTCGCGATTGTCAACATACCACTTGCATGACTCGCAGCAGCGAAGATCCAAGCCCCAGCAAAACCGGCTCACCTGTAGTTTCCTGCCAAAAAATAAGCCGCGAAACTCGTTTTGAGTGCCATTCCATGTCTCTGATTACGTTTCACGGCTCAAATCCATCCGCAAACAGGGTGTCGCCAAACGGCCAACAGCCGCCCGACAGCGTGAATCCCGTCGCCTGGTTCCACGTGTAACCAAGCCCTTCGCGAGCGATGCACGCGGTCTGCTGCGGCCCTTCGGTCGGGTGCCAGATCGTGACCTGCACCCAGATCTCCTCTCCTGCGTGTGCTGCGCTGATACTGAGGATGATCAGCACCCATACGACGATCATCACAAGTGACCAGCGCAGCATTGCGATGATGTCCGAGTCATCGCGCTTCACTTTCCTGCCTCGATTGCACAGTTTTCGGCCTCGATTGCGCACTTACGAATCGCATCGGCAAACTGTCTAGCCAAGTCTGGCTGCATCATGCGGTAGCAAACCCCGACGAACACCCATACATTGCCGTCTTTCGCAAAAACATATGGGTGCGGTTGCACTGCGTCTTTCATGCCGACTTCCTCGAAACGGTCCAGCTTCTCGGTCGCAGCAACAGTCCATCCCGCCGCGATCAGGGCCTCCAGTCTTGTCCGAGGCACATGCGCAGTTCGCTCGCCCGGCGCTTGGTCA